CCCATACGAAATATAAGGACCGGAGTTAGCTGTAATAGACATTTGCTGTCTCCAATCTTACGAAGTTGGGAATGAACCGTAGATCGAACGCCAGTTGTAGTAGCCGACCGAATAACGCTCGTAGCCCTTCACCAACAGGTTGTCTGTTGTGAAATCGACTTGCATATCCATTTCGAAAGGAACGCGTTCCATGTACACCAGACCTTTAACGTTGGTCAGGAGGAACCAAGCGTAGTTGGAGGTCAAGAAGTCCATTACCATGTAACCTTCTGGCAAGCCGCCAGCGGTCATGAGGATAGCGTTCACATCGTTGTCTGCTGTACCGGGACGTAGCTGGGTCTTGGTCAGGCGGATCGCGACTGGCTCCAGTGAAGGAGGAACAATCAATTTACGACCGCGAGCGAAGATTTTGATGCCAGCGATATCACGGAAGTTCTGACGGATCGAAACCATGCCGTTCAACAGAGTCGATTCGTTGAGGTCAACGTCAACGGTTGGCTTGTTGGCAATGGTGGTGCCATCAATAGGATGCGAGGTGGAGCAGAGAGAGACACCGTCGCCGCCGATTGCAGCATTGTAGGTCGTAGCCGTGTTCAGAACGTTAGCAGCGTAGATTTCTTTCGTCTGATGGAAAGACTCAACGAGGCCGAGGTTGGTTGGCTTGAACTGCGCTTTGTACAGGTTATCGTCGATAGCCTTACGGGTGATCGCGTAACCGAGAGCGATTTCGTTATGTTCCTGATTGTAGACATAACGTTCGCCAGCGGCGTTATCAAACTGGGTGTTACCACCTTCAGTTTTCAAAGCGGCGAGGCCGAGGTAGCGCATTTCTGCGGTGCGTTCCAGAGCCATATTTGACTTGGTGATTTCGAACACCTTGTCGTACTGGCTTGGAATCTGGGTGTACTTGCCTTCGACGCCACGGAGACCGGGGAGGAGAAGGTCACGAATCTGACTAAGATTAATAGCCATTGTGTATTACTCCTTACAGGCCAGTAGTGGTGCGGAAGGTCTGATTGTTGAACGCCACAGTGATGTAGTTGTACGGAGTGGTAACGTCCGTACCGTTCGCGCCCGGAGGCTGGGTAATCAGATTGAGGATGCGGAAAGCATAGTTGGTCGAAGCACTGATGTTCGCCTGATTGGCGTATGCAATTGACTGACCGCTAAACTGCTGCGAGGAGGTAGGAGTGGTCGTCAGACCAGCCCAGTCAATGTTCTTGCCGACGTTGGCCTGAACAACAGCGGCGGAACCGCTCGACTGCACCCTGAAAGTAGCCTGTGGATCAGTGATAACCCATGCAGTGATGACAGTGCCCGACGGCACGGTCGTGCTACCGGGCCAATATGGCGACCAGATAACGCGGTTTACTGCGGAGGAGTAGTATTCACAGCCAATGAAGATGCCGAGAATCTGGTTGGCACCGACAGTTGCGGCAGTCAAGTAACCGCCCGAGAGGGAGACGGGATCGCCCGTCATGTAGTAGTTAGTATCACCACTAGCAATCAACCACTGCGATTGGCCCAGAGAACCTTCACGCCCGTCGAGGAAGCCAGCAAGTTGGAAACCATTGGGCGCAGATGTGTTCGCCATAGGTAGCTCCTGTCTGGAATGATCTTACTTTTGACAGCGCGTCATACTAAGATCAGTCAGAAAAGCCCGCTACGGCGCGTAACGGAAGTGAATACGCGATAAATACCATGATGAATATTTATCGCGCAAGAGTGTTAAAGGAAAAAATTACATTAATTTCAACCTTTGGGAATTTCCATTGGGATATATTCTTTCTTAACGACCTGACGACGCTGGTCGCGTTCGAAAGTGCCGCTAGGAGCCATGCCCAATGCGCGTTCTTTTTCATTTACAACGCGGCGGGCTTCCTGCAATTCCAAGAACTTGGCGCGATTAGAGATTTCCGCTGGGCGTTCCATTAAAATCATGCCTTCGCGGATGATTGGACCCTTGTGATTGGCAGGCATCATCGATGGATGACGGGCGGAATCAACCGCTTCCCAACCAGTCTGCGCCAATTCGACTTCGTACGAGCCGTCTTTCATGCCCAAAGTCTCATAACGCTTCCAATTATAGTCCCATCCATCCGGAATATCGCGAGGATCGATGTAAAACTTGTCGTAAACGGTCGCATCCGAATCTTCGTTGCGCGAACGAGCGCGAATTTGCTCGGCGCGAAGGTTAGCTTCACGAATCCCGCGTGTAACGGGGGCCGATTTGGTTTCGATTTCCATATTATTCACGGTATCTACCTCATATGACTGGTGGTTGGTTGAATTAGAGACACTTTCGTCCTTACGGGGCCGACCCGGTTTGCGTTTAATGTCACTCATAGCTTCAACTGACCTTTTTTATTGTAATAAAGCATCGCTTCCGCGTATTCTTCATCACTCATGCCCAATACTTCGTCCGCATATGCCCGCATTTCGGGGGTAAGTGTAATGCGAACTTGATTATTGTTGATGGTTGGAACGCTTCCGCCACGTGCAACAGGTGCAGCAGTGACAACACTACGCTGTCGATTGCTTTGCGGAGCTTCTTTTTCCCCCAAACCCAGTTCATTTTCCAAATACTGAAAATATTGTGGGGTATCGGGCTGGTAATTGTCCGCAATAGCGCGGTAATGAGCCGCCGCCATCAAGTTTTTGCTTTTTTGGTCATGCATAATGTGGATATTCTTGCGTACCCACGCCTGCGAAGGGCCAGAAAGACGCTGCAATTCTGCTTCGATAGGGTCATATTGCGTCTGTTCGTATGTCTGACGCTGCACTTGCGGTTCTGGACGCGAACGTTCGTATTGAATGCGTTCGTCCAATGCCTCACGGCCCTGATGAAGGGTCGCGAGTTTGCTTTCCACCTGTGCCATCTGCCGCTGGATTTTGGCAGCAGCATGATAATCGCCCTGTTCGAGCTTGGAAGCGTATTCATTCTCCAGCATTTCGCCATCACGCTCGTAAGAAGCAATGGCATTAACAAATGCTGTCAGTTGGTTGTCCGCCGCCTGATTGGCGTACGTGCGAACTTCCGTTTCTTTCTGCTGGAGGTTCTGTTCCGCCTCAAATTTCTGGCGGCGAATCTCGTCAGCTTCACGCTTTTTGGCTTCCAATTCGCGTTTTAGCTGTTCAATACCGTTGTCCGCAGAATTAACGGGCAGTTCTTCTTCTTTTGCAACCGCATTTACGGGAAGTTTGGCGGGGGAATCCGCGCCAATATCAATTTCTTCCGTTAATGGCGGCTTAACTTCAATCACGACTTCTTTTGAAGCGGTTTCCATATGTCACCTATTAAAATGCGGAGTCGGGGGCGGGGATGCGCATGCGCACTTGCACGTCTTGCACCATACGGCACAGCACACCATTGATCATGACTTGCCAACCATCCGAAGGACGGATCACAACCCAATCACCAACGTCTACATTTTGCCCTTGGAAGGAAGTGTTTGCGTCATCGACAAAGGCTTGTACGCCTTTTTTCAAAACAAGACCCGCCTTGCCCTGATATTCGTCTTCTTTTCGCGTATCATCGGTAAGAAAAAGCCCGGATTTGGTACGTTCCGGACGCTTGTAAACTGCTACAAGTACCCAATTAAAGAAAATATCTACTTTAGAAAGGTCGCCGATAGCGTTTCGGATTTCCTCACGTGGATCGCCCACGTGGTCCATAGTCATATACGTCATGTTTTCCTATCTCGCGTTGTTGGTATCGCCGATTAACTGATTGTTAATCTCATTAGCCCAGATAAGTGTGTCGGAAATTGCTTTCATATATCCGACGGCAGCTTTGTAGTCCTCTAGGTTGGTATAAGACCCGCTTAGGATGAACTCCGCACGGGTCTTTGTTTCTTCGGTTAACTTCTCCCGCAGCTTGCGGAAGAACAATATGTCAAAACTATTCACGTCACCTCCTATTTAGCAAGAGGCCACTTTCGTTTTTCTAAACGACCGAGGCCCGAGCCGGAACCATAATCGTGTTCTTGATGGGTTGGCATTGCTGCCTGTGGAGCTTTGCCGCCCACACGGCCACCTGTCTTGCGACCCATAGCACCACCAGCCATAGGAGGCACAGGAGCGGACATTCCGGGTTTGCCGGGAGCCATGGAGCCCATAGCACCAAGACCCGGTCCTGCGCCTGCGCTAGGCAATGCACCGGGGGGAGGACCACCGGGAGGCATACCGCCGGGAGGACCACCAGCACCGCCACCAGCCATTGCGGCAAGCAGCTGCGGAGGAATAGCAGGAGGACCACCAGCTGGCATTGGGGCTGCGCCCTTCTGGCCTTCTGGCGAAATGATAATGTTGATGTTGGTTTTACCCTTGGTGCGACCGCCATCCTTGCGTTTGGCGCGACCGCCCCAGCACATTTCATCAGACGCGGGAACGTTAACGCCGTTTCCTTTTGTGCCGTACAATTTGGAAGCAGCCGTAGCTATCCCTTTAGTGCGACGGTCAGCTTCATCCTTGTATTTGTTGTAAGTTCCCATGCCGCCTGCACCATTGCGCTCAAGAAACTCCATGCCACGTTGTGCGCCAGCGCGTTTCATTGCTGCTTTTTTAATATAACCTTCCAATGCGCCACCGGACAGTTTGTGCGCACGGTGTTTAAGGGCTTCACCCTTCACCATCGACTTGATCAACTTCTTGTCAGCCGCTACGTCTTCATGGCGATGCACTGCACCACCCTTTTTGTGCGGAGCGATAATGCCGGACGACATACCCACGCCGGGATTCATAGGCGCAGAATATGGAATGCCTTCTTTTTTCTTGCGGATAGCCATTGCAGCAGCGCGTTTCTTGCGCAGCGCAGGGTTAAACCCAGCGACACCGCCGCTTTTCAGGCCAGCAGGACGCTCTGGAGGCATCGGAGCTGGACGCTGTGGAGGAAGAGGGGCACTTGCAAACGGGTCTGCGCCACGACGAATTTCATCGTCAGTCACATAATGACCCTTGTTGTCGGTTATACCGCGAGTGCTAATGTCTTTGTTCATTGGGTGGTTTGGGCTGGTCACGGGAACAAAACCGTCACCCTTGTATTTGCCGCGAGGTTTCTTGCCCAAATTGTGCTTTGCTTTGTCGCCCATCAAGTGAGCCACTTTACCGCCGCGTTTGAACCGCTGTTTGCCAACGGGAGCAGCTCCGGATGGCATGTCAGTGTTAAGTTGGGGCACACCATCGTAGGGATGCACATCATCGAAGTGCTTCTTGGAAGAATGCTCTTTATGCAAACCCATGCGCTCCATTTTGCTATGAGCAGCTTGTTTTGCTTCGTGTTTGTAGTGTGTCATTCTAAATCTCCACGGTGGATTTCGCACCATAAACTAAATTTTGGCAACCGCCAATAGGTTAAACATTGGGATTATCGGCCAATTTCTGTACGTCTGGTTTGACAAACTTTTCGGCTATTGGCGCACTTTCTGGGTGTACTGCAATTTCGCGGGCGAGTTGCAGCATGGAGATACGTTCTTTGCTTTCGCGGTCTGCAACGCGGTTTTGGGCTTCCGACGTTACGTCTACGGCGCGAACCTTGACTTCCGCCATTTTGGCTTGCGAATCCATCATCTTCGCCTGAGCCATAACCATTGCAGGGTCTGCCATTGGGTCTTGCTGCTTTGGCGGTGCAAACAACGATTTGGCATCATTGATGCCCATCATATCCATAATGCGTTCATCAACCGCTTGCGGGTTGTACATTTCCGGATTAGCGGCTTGCAGTTGCTTGATAGCCATAGCTTTTTGAATGCGAGCCGTCTGCGACGGAGTATTCGGGTCAGCCATAGGGACCAAGTTTACGTCGTTAAGGGCTTTGACAAGAATTGCTTCGGACCAAGTGCCCGCGGGAAACTTATTTTCGCGCCAGAAGCTTTCGGGGTCTTCCTTGAACAGTTCTTTCAGCAGTTCAAATTCACGAGCCTGCGCCGCATGCATGCGTTTATGCACGGATGCCATAGTCTTCTGCGCCTGTTCGATCAACGCGATGGTTGTACCGACAGGAGCCTGTGTATTGCCTTCGCCAACGTTCAATTCGGCGGTACCGCCCAAACGCTGTCCGGACGAGTCAATAAGCTCCAGCAATTGCAAGAAACCAGCATCCACGCCACGGTATGGGAGGTTCATAACCATGTTCTGAATTGGCTGACCGCCCGTTTCAATGGCAACGCCAGACCCGGGGGCAACGCGGAATTCGTTCGTCAACTGACGACCAGCTTGTTTTGCATACAAGAAGCCCGGGAAGTTAGCGAACATCCCGTTGTCAAGGCACAAACGCCAACCAGCAGTCAGGGCCATTGTCGAGTTACCCAGCAAATGGAGCAAACCAAACCCATAGAAACCAATGCCGGGGACAAAAATAAAGTCTACAAACACGCCCTTGCGAAGGAAATTGTCATCCTCCGGCTTCCACCAGCGGCGGATTTCAAGGATTTCGCGGCTGCTCTTGTCCAGAGTCACGCGGTAAGGAAGGCGAAGGCCCGTAATGTTGCCATCAGCGTCTTCATGCTCGTAACCGGGGATGTCCAGTTCGCAATAGCATTCGTACACATCACGCAATTCGTTTTCCAAATTGGAAGACTGCGTTGGTTTGATTCCCTGAATGTCGTCGATTTTTTCTTCGACTGGGTTCTTTTTTGTGGGACCAGCATCCGTTAACGGGATTGTGCGGTACACACCCAATAGCTGCATGCGTTTCATAATTGAAGGCTGCATTTTGATGTGATGGGTAACGCGCTGTGCCGAGTCGATATTTGTTTCCGAGGAGGAAACAATCACGTCTTTTACGTCTACAAATTCGGAGACAGGCCGACGACGAATTGGGCAGTGATATACTTTTTTGAAGGCAGTACCGCAGAAGCCAAGCGAAAAGAACATACGTTCCGTGTCCGGATAGTATTCCTTGGCGGTGCTGGTCAGGTAATGGTTAAAGTCCATTTCAAGCGCATGCGCTTCAATGTTAACCCCTTTGTTTTCCAACCCATCATTACGCAGTTTAACGGGGCCGGAAGACGGAAGCATTTCACCTTGCGCGTTGGCCTGAAAGCGAACAATGGATTCCAGCAGCAGCGGGTGTTTAACAGTTGCCTGACCTTCAACGGAGGTAGAACCATCCGCCGAATTGGATTTGGGGGACTCAATTTTGGTCCCCAGCAGTTCCAAACCCATAACAATCTGCTGTAAGTATTCGGCGCGAGACTGGTCGTCCTGTTCAATCAAACGAAGAAGATCGTTCGCAATCTGACCCAACGTCGAGTTATCAAGGTCCATCGCGATGTTTTCATGGAAATCATCGTCAATTTTTTTATTTGGGCTGGCCATTTGGCCTATATTGATCGTAACGGAACCGTCTGCGTTTTCAACTTTGACGTAACCTTTGTCCGTGTCAATCGTAGGCTCAATATCGCCTTCGGCCTCCAGATCAATGTCCATAGGCTTGTAATCGTCATACGTTTTACCGGAGACGGGGTTCTGTCGAATATTGAACGGGGCGAGAGCCATATGTTACACCCAATATAACGGTTTACTGTTAATCTGTGGCTTGTATATCATGGATTCTGTCTTTTCCGCTATAGCTTCGGCGGGTTTTTGTGCAAATCCAATGGTTCGCAGATGCAAAAGTGCTTGCGTCATACTGTCCACCAAGTCGTCATGCGACCCACGGGGGAAAGATTCGGCTTGCGAAATGATCTTTTCCGCCCAATCAAAGTCCGGTGCGTAGATCATCCCTTCGGAAAACAGGTGCTGGATGGCATATGCACGAGCGACCTTATCACCCCGACCGGGGTCGATAAGTTGCAAGCCCCAGTTTTCCCTCGCGAAATTGGCGCGAATTTCTTGTGCGACGCTAATCCCGGCGGCTTTCGATTCGATCAGGAGCTTGTCGATCTTGAACTTGTTGCACAACAAACCGACTTGTTTGACGAGCTGCGGGAACTCTAGACGGTCCTGCCATGCGTAAATGAGCATGATCCGCCTGTTATCATGGCGGTCTGTCCATACGCCCCAGATTGTCAGAGCCGAATAATCATTCTCTTGTTTTGTTGTGTATGCCGTATCCAAAGACGCAACGACGTATTCAAACGGCGGGAAAACAGTTTTGGGGAGCCCTTCCGTACCGGAGATGCTTTCATCCCATAAAACCCACCATTCCCTTTTGATAATACCGCCGCCTTTGGGCTGTGGACGTTGCTGCAACTGGCCCGCCGCCGCAAACGGCCCGAGGCTTGATTCAAGTTCTTTGACTTCCGCGTCCCCAAATCGCTCAGGAATAAGAAGTTCACCCTCTTCCCGTTCGTCAATGAACCATTGAGTAATACAACGGCGGTCTGACTCAAAGCGCATCGGTAGGCATAGATGAGTCCAATTTCCGATATCTTTTTGAAGGATGTGACCCGTAAGGTCACCTTCGTGGAGTCTTTGCATGATAACGATAAACGCTCCCGTTTTGGGATCGTTAAGTCGGGTGGACATCGATTGATCCCACCACTCCAGTGTACCTTCACGGACAAGGTCTGACTCCACTTCGTTCGCGTTGTGCGGATCGTCAACGATGATAATGCTACCACCTTCCCCTGTCAGGGAGCCGTCAACGGATGTCGCGAGGCGATACCCACCCTTATCATTGTCAAACCGAACCTTTGTGTTCTGGTCGGACGTAATCCGGAACCTTTCACCCCAATATTTTTTATACCACGGGCTTTCAAGGAGCCGCCGTGTTTTCAAACTATCGCGGATGGACAGGGTTTGCGCGTAGGATGCGAACAAGAACTGCACATGCGGGCCGGACAGGGGTCCATACTCGCGCTGCGCCCACACCCAAGCGGGAAACGCGACGGAAACCATTGAAGATTTGGATGTGCGGGGCGGAACGTTGATAACAAGCCGCCGAATTTCCCCGTTAGCGACCGCCTGCAAATGTTCACCGATAGCGTTCAAATGCCAACCGTGTTTGTACGGGTTAGGATCGATGTACTTCCAACCGCCACGAAGGAATTTATGGATGTTATTCTCGTACTCCAACCGGAAGATTTCCTTGATCGCTTCATCCGGATGCTCATCAAGGGCATTTTTGTAGTGCGATGGCAGAATAAGGTCACTCATCGGAGATGTTCTCGTATTCCGCATCGATAAATTGTTTGTCTTTTGACTTGGAGGACAGCTTGTGCAGCATTTTCAACCGCTCCTCTTCGGGAAGGTTGCTAAAGTCAAACACAATAGACGGGCCACGTTGGAACTCTTCGGGGTCTTTATCCCGCCAGTTCATGCGGGCTTTTGTCAGGAATATACCCGCTTGGATCGATGATGGTTGATCTTTCATAGCCTGTTGGTACAGGTTTTCCACAACGAGTGCGTTGGCGATTTGCCGCCCGAACTGGATTTCTTGCTTGTAGTTCTCCAGCAACCACGTCTTGGATATACCAATCGTGTCCGCAATTTCGTCCACCGTCATGCCCATTTTGGCTAGACCCGTTAACGAGCGGCGCAATCTGTCATCAATGACAATCTCTTTCCGCTTGCGGGGGTTCTTTTCCACGGGCTTTTTGGTTTGGTAGACTCGTTTGCGTTTTTCTTCTGGCATGCGCTGTCTTCCAATGGTTTTTCCATTTACGGTTTTCTGGTGGAGGCGGCGCAACCGTACTTTTACGCCGTTAATGACTTCGCTCTTGTTCATGGCACCAAAATGGACTAGGGTTAATCGAATGTCAATTCTCGCTTGAAAGAGAAATTTAATCAATGTCGGAAGTCGATGAAGATTTGACCAGTGAAGTTGACAGGATTACCGACGCTATTTTGAAATCGTTGGACGGGGAAACTGTTCCTTGTGCCATGATCGCGCTTGTCAATTGCGCGGCGTTACTCATCAAACAGATGCCGGAGCAGAACCATAGTGCCGCACTCGAAGAGTCGGTGGACATGCTCATGGGGTTTATGGGTTACGGGGAAATTGACCCAGATGAACTGCAAAACGCAACACGCCACTAACAGGAGACGATTGTGGACAAGAACTGGATGACCGAAGAAACCGCCGCCCATAAGTACTGCCCGAAGATCGGTGACTATTGCCTGATCTCCGACTGCATGTTTTGGGAGTGGCAGGAACCAGAATACCGTTACGCTGCGGAATCGCCCGGCGAAGGCTGGGTAAAAGGGGAGTTGGACGAATGGATGGTAGCAGCAGCCGATGGAAAGCCAGTTAAGTTTGAATGGTACAAGCCCCGTGCGGAAGAAAAGGGCAAATGCGGTATTCGCTGTTGACACCCGTACTAATTGAAGGTACGGTTTAACACAAGGGAAGTTCATCCCCCCGACCACTGGTTCAAAATTCAGTGTTTAGCTTGGTTTGACAGTGCTAGACTTGGATTCCGTGGTGAGTAGAAATCGGGCAAACGAGCGTAGCCTAGGCCCTAGGTGATCTGGATACGACTGGAAACGGTCGTCGCGATGCCAGACACCAGTCATCCAAATCGTGAGGAATGACATTAACTGCCATCATTGTAGCAGTTACCCCCATAAATGGCCCATAACTGCTAGTATCGTATCAATTAGACAGGAAAGCCCACATGTGCGTACGACGCTCACAAGCTACACCGCCATACAAATCCAACCCCCATAAGTTCTACGAAGAACTTCGCCCAGCCCTCCAAGGTCTGGAGTACAACAGACTCGCGGATGGATACGCGTACGATGAAACAAAGGCGGCTATTGTAAAGGCCACGACTAATCTGGTGGAACATCTCCTCATGGTTATGGAGACAGGCCGTAGTACGAAGCCGGAAGAGTTTTAAATACTATACCCCCGGGGGTTCCTTTTTAGGGGTGGCCTCCATTTCATTACGGCGTTAGCCTTTTTTAATAGGCTGGTGGTACAGTGTTTTAGTGGGGATTAAGAATCGTGGGGAATTTTGGATTTATTGGGGGGGGTATAGGGGCCCTAAAGGGCCCCTAGGTATTTTTTCTTAGGGGGTGTAGTCCCATTTTATAGGACTGTATCATTTTTTGGGACTGCTTAGTCCCACTCCTTGGGACAACCATGTCCTACAATGTAGGACTACATGCAGTCGCATACGATGGGACGCATACGTATAACTACTTATAGACTAAAGTATAGCTATCAACCAACGGTTTAATGTTGCAGGATACTTGGACCATCATATTCCGTGATGGTTTATTAGGAGCGTATCCCATGAATACCGAAAACATTCTGACCGCCAAGCATCAAGCTGCCTATCTCTCAGAACGACTTCTCATCGGCTACTATGCACAGGCAGGCAGTGCGCGCGACTATCATATCCGACAAGCTCATGAGGCATTGCGTCAAGCGGCAGAGGCCATGGGCTATGCGCTCGAGCCTATCGCGCAAGATGATCAAGATGCCGCTTAACACTAATGGGGGCGCAAGCCCCCACACTCACAAGGGGCAGACTATGAAAACAATCACTCTCACAGCACCCGCACATTGGGCATGCTACTTGATCAATGCTGATGCTTCCGGCTTGGATGACGAAGATCAACGCGCATGCGATTTATTCTTTCGTTCGCAATTCGGGCGCAAAGGCGCGATTTGTGTCGATGCGGAAGATGTCGGTTTCGTCGCATGGCATGATGCTCGAGCATATGCGCTAGCGGCAGACTGTGCAGAATTCACTTTTATAATCTAATGGGGGATACAATGGTTGATCAATACGCAATACAGGCCGCCAGAGATACTCTCGAGCGCAATGGGGTGTTTATTCTCTTGTCTATATCAACGGAAGACATAAAGGACATAGCGGCTTCTAGCGATATGCCAGAACCGTCCTTTGTTGATTGTATGTTGATCGCAAAGGAAATAGACAAGGAATGGCAAAGCGGCGATGAGTGGCAATATATATGCGATAGAGTGCAAGACAAATTGAACGATTAACAAGCCAGACTAAAAGACTGTAACACAATGGTTAAGGCCCGCTCAAATATGGCGGGCCTTTTCTATGTCCATTCTATTGTGCAGCGCAACATAAAATGGGGTTTTGAGGGGGTCGAGTATTTCGCAAGTGCGAGATAGGATCAGGCGAACATGCTTTCACCGATTCCCCATAATTGCGCATTCAACCGCAAGTCACTATCGGCCCCGCGAATCTTGCGGATTGATCGAACCTTGCCCATTGCAACACCCTGTATGCCACCACGGGTTAAATGCTCTTGAACCCGATTAAATGTGCACCATGCGTTATCTTGCGCATCTTCCGGCCGTTTAGCCTCTAACAGGTCACCAGCCACGACTGGACGTTTATCCGCCACTGGATATCGCAATTCCAATGCGGCTTGTGCGAAGTCTAATTGTTGCGCGTAGGTCAAATGCTTTTTAGACCACCCGTCGATCAAACGGTCCGCCGCCGTTGTGCTTGCTTGGATATGCGCTACGGCCGCTTTGATCCTGTCCCACAGATTACCACCACGATGACCAAGTGAGGCAGAACCATAATCTTTCGAATAGGTCACAATTCCATTGGCGCACACAAAGCGAAACACACCACCAAACAATTCCACCGCCTTTGTTCCATCATGCGCATTGCGTAACAGGATTTGCGCCACAGTTCCATCATGGTTCACTGGTGCATCAAAGTGTTGGAATTTAACGATATGGGTATTGAAACCATACTTATGCGCTTTGCGAACACGGGCCGCTTGTGCGTCTACTACGCCAAACCCAAGCTCGGACATGTGCTGGACTATATCGATTGTGGGAATATGCGCATATTTTGCACTACGGGATTCGTGCGCTTCCATTTTAAACACCGCCGCCGGAAGGCTATTGATGCTTTTGAATTCGGTAAACATAGGCTCTTATCCTTTTGTCTTATCCCCACCATTAGGGAAGGACTAACAGTGCCTAAACTTTTCCTTTAAGTCAATGTACGTATAACTACTTATACCCTATGCGATCCGGCCTTGTTGCGCTCGCCTACGTATAAACACTTATACGTTGATCTGCACTTGACTATTGTGCAACAATGATTAACGTGTGATGCATGACCGTGGGGACGGTCGTTTAGTGGAGCTAGAACAATGCAGATACAATTTAAACGATTCTTTTCAGTTGATAGTCCCAAGGCAATCAAGGCCAATGAATACGGCTATCTTAACGCTATCAATTACATGGCACCAGCTAGAACAGCAGGCCATGGTGATATGTGTCCCGATGCTTCCAATGGTTGCAAGTCTATATGCTTGGGCGAACACTCCGGACAAGCGGCGATGCGCAAGGATGGTGAGGATAACGCGGTAACGTTATCCCGCAAGAATAAGATCATCTATTTCATGTCCGACCGTAAAGCATTCATGGCGGAGATGGTGGCGCATATCGCGAAACTAGAACGATCCGCCAAACGTGATAATTTGACATTGGCTGTGCGCCCTAACGGATCAACGGACATCGCATGGGAAGGAATTCGAGACGAAAACGGGTTAACAATCTTTGACCATTTCCCGTCTATTCAATTCCTTGACTACACGAAAAATCCGCGCCGCTTCAAACGTCCACTTCCAGCAAACTATCATTTGACCTTTTCCCGTTCGGAAACAAACGAAGCGCAATGCCGCGCATTGCTATCGCAAGGTGTCAATGTGGCTGTGATCTTTGCCCATGGTTTACCCGTTGTGCGCAATCTTTGGGGGCATCCTGTGATTGACGGTGATAAGCACGATTTGCGATTCCTTGATCCGCAAGGCGTGGTTGTCGGGTTAACACCAAAAGGCAACAAGGCAAAGCGTGACATGTCTGGTTTTGTGTTGCGCGACTATTGAGGATTAGGGCGCAAGCCCTATTCTTTTTCGCTGGGTATTGCACCAGCGGCAAACGCTTCACGCTTGGGAGTCGGCGTGGTCAATGGCGGGGTAAAAGTCCTAAGAGTTTCCCGATATCATTATCCGAAAAGGAAACCGATCAATGACCGATCAAACCATTGCAGGCTTATTGCGCGACTATTGAGGGATAGGGCGCAAGCCCTATTCTTTCCCAATCGAACAATTTCAACAAACAATGTTAAATTTGCAAACATCAACCAAAAAGGAAATCAACCAATGATCTATGTCACATCCGCCAAAAAACTATCCGAAACGCTCCCAATCATTAACGCATGCAATAAATTTCATATATACGAAACTGCGAGAAACTATGCGGATGAATTCGTTCGTTTGCGTGGTCAACCCTGTTACATTTACAGTTTCGTTCAACACGAAACAATCGAACCGGAACCGAAAAAAACGTTTCGCTTGGAATTCAACCGACTGGAAGTTGACCAAATAGACGTAAAAGCTGACGACTTAGCGCAAGCAATCAAAATTGCCCGCTCTTCATTTCCCGCAAACGAATGGGAATTGATCCGTTCACACTTAATCAAAAAGGAATCAAACTAATGCCATTTTTTCTTTCAAACGAATCGTTGCCCGACACCGTAGAAAACACTTCGTATTCGACTCTTTACGATAATCTCGGGGTTGCGCGGGAAGATGCGCAATACAAATCCGAATTATACGGGTGCCCGATTTACATTTACCATATCGAAGTGACGGAAACGATCCAAAATCCAAAACTTAAAAACTGGCGGTTGGAATTCCAGCGGATTGAATCGGATCAAACGGTTGTAGAAGCCGAAGACCTAGCCGAAGCAATCAAAATAGCTCGGCGGGAATATTCTAAAAACGATTGGGAATTGGTGCGCTCTAACTTGATCGAAAAGGATTGATTGACATGGCACAAACCGTTTGGACCGTTTTAAACGATTCGACTATCATGGATCACCCAAGCATCGCGGTATTTACCCGTCATGCGGACGCTTTGGAATTTATCCGAGAACTGCACGATAACTATTTGAAGGCATCCGAACTGCCGCCAATGCCGCTACCCGAACCCATCGACTATTGGGACGGGGTTAGATACGATTTTGACCACCCAGACGGCTATTGCAGCGAATGGGCCTATCTTTCCGATTCCGAAGTGCAGGAGTAACCGACATGCGCGAATTCACAGTGACCATGACCAAACGTTATCAAATCACGATCACCGCCGAGGATTGGGATGAGGCAATCGACATTGCGGAGGACATCCCACTATCGGATTCGGGGTGGGACTTCGTGGACGTTGATTTCGAGGCGGAAGGCGAATAATACCGAACGGTAAAACCGAAAGCCCCTGTGATAAGCGGGGGCTTTTTCTTTCCCGAACGGGACAACCAAACGACAGGATAGGATATGAAACCAAGGCACATAGAAGCCCAAGCACTGGCATCGCCGCTCTTTCGAAACCGAATCAAACCGGACAAAAAGAAGGCGCAGAACAGGCGGAAATGCCGTTCTAAACCCCAGACAAACTTTACGATGACAAAGAGCAGGGGCGGGTCAAACCGCCCTTTTCTATTGATAAAACAATACACTAACCAAAAACAAACCGCAAGATATTACCCATTGACATATTAAACCTTTCGTTTAAAATGATCGGCCAGAAGATCGGCCAAACCCATGAAAGGGCATCGAACTATGCGAATTCGTTTTTACTACTGCCAGCAATGCGGCAGCACACACATAACCGCACCCACTACAACCGAATGGGACCAGATCGCGCAACAATGGGTTGCCGAACCGCCCAATTTGGAAACCGGATTCTGTCGGGTCTGTGAAGGGCCCACACAAATCCGCGAAGGTTTGATCATGGAAAAGTTTGGGGACCAATAATGACCGCTTTGGGGTTCATTGGAATGGTGCTTGGTTTTTTGGGTTGCTTCATATCCGCGCATCATGGGCCATTCATAACAAAAACGGAAAAAATATTTTCCGCGATATTTTGGTTTAGTGTCCCGTTCTTCGTGGGCGGGATCGCGTCCAAATTGTGGGAGGCAATGCCATAATGGAAGAGATCATCGTATTTTTATTGGTCCTTTGGGTCGTGTTTCTTATCGGCGGGTCGATGGTCTTGTTGACCTATATGCTTTGGGGTTGCCTGCGTGGCATGTTTAAGGGGGAATGGTGATGGACATCGTCGAATTGCTTGAGAACCTGATAGTTGAAGGGCATCAGCAATCAATCATTGACAGTGCGGTTGACGAGATTGAACGGCTGCGAAGGCGGGTCGCAATGCTGGAAGACGCACTGAAAAAAGAATGGACGATATCTGAAGCGTTTGCATTGCTGGCAGATGGAATGGAAGAGGAGGGGAACAATGGACATTGTTGAACGGTTGCGGCGTTGGTCGCCCGAAGAAAGCACTCATGAACTGCATGAAGATGCCGCCACCGAGGTTGAACGGTTGCGGGAAGCGTTAAAAACCTTTGCTGATAATGTAACGGAAACAAATGTGGGTATTAATAAAAATTGGGCTAAAACGGTTAACGCATTAAAAGCAGAAAACCAAAGTTTGCGGAAAGCATTAGGGGAGAAAGAGTGATGGACCACATGACAAGCAAAAGCAATTACGGAACTTACGAGCCAAGTGCGACAGTTGGAGGTGCTGGCAATATCCAGCAACAGATGCTGGACACTTTGCAAATCTTGACCACGCCACAGATGGTGGTGGATGATCCAAAGAAACTGCGAGACCAGTTTGCAATGGTGGCGTTGATAGGAATACTTGTAGGATTGCCAAATAGAAAAATTGGGCCGGAAAATTATGCTCATGACGCATACATGTTTGCCGATGCCATGATGAAAGAACGGGAGGCCAAGTAATGATCAAAATGACCAAGAACCGGATCAACGATCTGGAAATCGAAAACGTTTATTTGAAATCCGAATTGCTAGACCGCCCGACGATGCGGGATCAGTTTGCAATGGCGGCTTTAACTGGGATCATTACAAGTTCCGCAACATATTTTGACGAAAACGGATTTAACCAATTTGCGGTTTGGTCATATGAAATTGCGGATGCAATGATGAAAGCGCAAGACGAGCCAACCAAAAATTGAGCGGATTTGTCCACCAGTTTTATGCCGCAAATGATATGGTCTTCCTGTTCACATCAACAGGAGGGCCATATGGCTTTGTACATCGTTTCTTCGACTGCACCAATCGTTCGGGAGTGTGAAATCGTTGCGGATAATCTAACCGCCGCCATCGAAATTGCGGCATCCGAACTGGTCAAAATGCTGGCGGAAACGGAATCCGAAGACTGATAAGTGGGGGAGGGCCAAAACTGGGGGAAAGCCCTCCCCCTTTCATCAACCGCCGCAAAAGGAGCAAAAACAGCGGGACGAATAACTTATCGGGCACTATACTCCCGACTACCTAGCGGAACAATCGGTTTTTGGTATCAAAATTCAACACCGTGTACCCAATCTTGCCAGCATCCGGTTGATACCGAATCTTTTTAATGTAGATACCCGTAGTCGTATCGTATTCCGGATCACCAATTCTCCCGACAATTACACCCAAATCGGCCTTGTTAGCCCAGTGGGAGCTGTCCGCGAGATTGTATAAACCCAGTTCCTCGCTATCCATTTGGCTAGATGCCTTGGTAGGATGAACCACTACTATCACCAATACGTTATACTGCATAGCAAACGCTTTTAGCTTTTTGATCGCCCGACCAATGTATTCCGTCTGGCTTTCGTCAGCACGTTTTCGGTGTTCTATTTCGTTCCAAGGATCGATCAATACGCACTTGACCCCTTCGCGGATCACTGACGTCTGCATCTTGTCCAACAACCAATCAATATCATGTTCGGTGTCGAGGTCACTACGGTTCGGCGCGATAAACGTGAAATACTTGTTGATAAAGACGGTCGCCTTTTCCTTCAACGCATGGGATGCGTCAGCGAACTTCCCACCAATGGCTGCACCCATGATCGCATGAGTGACGTATGGGGAGATTTGCATTTCGAATGACGCGACAGCAATGGGCCATTTATGCATCTTCGCGAGGTTTGCGACCAGCTGCATGGTCCAAGTACTCTTCCCATGCCCCGGAAATCCCCCTACAACCATGAACGCGCCCAAATGGGGGGTCAGGTAGCTGTCAACCAATGGCCAGCCTGTAGAGTAGGTTTTTATCGGTTCTGCGGGCGGGAAGTCCTGTTCCTTGAACAGACCGTCGATAGGGTACGGCTTCGCGTTCTTGATTATGTCCAGAACAGTTTCCGGACCATACTGGACAAGGACGTCATTAAAGTCCTTACAGCCATCCGGATATACCACGAATGAACAGCGAACGCGATCCAGCCTGCGCACAAGCTCTTCCGCAAGACGTTGACCAGCTTCATCATTGTCTGCCGCGATTATGATGCGCGGGATTTTGGAAAGGGCATCCCAGTCATTGACGATAAAACCATATTTGACATCTTGGTCAACATTGATGGGATCATTTTCAACAACCCGAATAAGCTGTCCATTACGATCACGAGGGGGAGGAGCCCCATCAGGAACGGAAACAACAAAATGATGACCGGAATGGGCAACTGATAACGCATCGACTTCACCTTCGGTAATAACAAGAGCCGCACGACCATCGTGCAACATTGGCTCATCCAAAATGTCAGCATTAAAGAACTGCTTGCGCCCGTCCTTCTTCTGCCAAAATGATTTTTGTGCGCCCCTATACTTCGCGCCTACTTCTACACCATTGCGAATGAAAGGGAAAACAAAAATGTCCCCTGTTTCATCTTGATGGACTGAACCACCGAGTTCGCGCTTCCCGCTGTAGCACCCCATATGTTCGGCTATTTGCGTTGTCAGCCCCCGACCTTCCAGCCACTTTGAATGTTTTTCCGCTATCATTCATCTCTCCCCCAGTCCAACTGCAATTGAAGCACCGCCAGCCAATCCCCGTGTCATCGACGCGCACCGACAGGCAGCGATCAAATGTCTTCTTGCGTGTGGAACTGCACTGTGGACACAGGGTCTTGTACGACCCCGTTTTGCTCGTCCGCAAGTCTATTCCATTGGCCCTAGCCGCCGCAAGCACATCCATTAATGGAAAGCCTTCGTTTCGACAAACCTAAAGTTCGGGTCGTTATTTTCAATCGCGGCAGACATCAACATGATCGTGACACGTATTACGCTCATCTTGTCTTCTTCGTCAAACCCCGCAAGAAGATGCGCCAAAACCAACTGCAATGAAGTCGTGCCGAGAACAAGGTTCTTGTTGTCGATCACCTTGCCAATTTCATTGCACAGGTCAGTGATTTCTTTATCGTGGTCGGTTACATACTTTTTTGTTGCTGCCAACATTTCATCATAGGTTGCGTCAGGCATTGTTCTTCCCCATCGTTGCACAAATTTCACAAGCGGCGGTCACGGCAAGAAGCGCACCACTCCACATCAAAATCCCGACAGGGATATAAACGCACAAGATATCCAGATCACTGACCATCGTTCAACACCATCAAAGCTGCGGCAAGGAAGCGAGCATACTGCTTGTACGAAATGTACAGCCCATTGTCAGCGTATTCACAATTCTCCGTCAAACATGACAAAGTGTTATGCAATTGTTCAAGAGTGTTCGCGGCTTTCCACTCAAGCATTTCCTCTTTTTTAAATCCGCGATTATCGCAAGCTAGTTCGAATTCTTCGGCTGCTTCACATGAATTTTTTAATTGCGTAATTAAATCAAGCATGTATGTTCTCCTTGTTTTTGGCGGTCCCCGTGAACGCCATTGACAACTTGATAGTATCACAGGGGAATTGAATGTCAAGCAAAGGTTTAAAAGGATGAATCGGAAATCACTGTCGAATGAGGTTTTGATCGAAACCTTGCAGATGCTGGTGGTCGCGGAACACAACATGGCGGCAGCTGCCCGCATGGCGAAAGTCCCGTATATCACATATGTCAAACGCGTTGACGCAGCGAAGTTAAAGTACCCGCAAGGGTTGCCGGAAGAGTTGAAACCGAAGATGCGGTGGAGCATCCCACCCATGTTGAACTACGACCCCAAAAAGGAAATTACGATCCTTGCTGGTGGCGATCTGCACACTTGGTATGGCCCGCCCCCAATGATGTGGGAAGCGTTCTGCCGCGTTGCACATCTGATCAAGCCGGATGTCATCGTGTTGATGGGTGACATGATCGATGGTGCCCGAATCTCCAAGTACTCCTCCCGATATGGAAGCACCGCCCCAAAGGTATCGGTCGAAATTGAGACCTTCCAAGATTATTTGACGATGCTCCCGAAGTGCAAGGAAGTGTACTGGACCGTAGGCAATCACGACATGCGTGTTGATAATTACCTCGCGAATAATGCACCCGAGCTGGATGATTATGTCGGTGGTCTGGCGGATCGCTTCCCGCAAATCAAGTTCTGCCTCGGCGTGACCATCGGGGAAACAGAATTCCGTCATCGTTTCCGTGGCGGCATCCACACGGCGTTCAACAATACCCGTGAGGCTGGAATCAATATGATCACAGCCCACACACATGCCCTACAGGTCACTGCGCACCGGAATCGTCGCGGTACTACCTATGGCGTAGAGACGGGCATGCTCGGCCCTGTAAATGGCCCACAATTCGAATACACCGAAGGGGCACCGACCCGCTACCAAGAAGGGTTTGCTGTTCTGTCGATGGATGCGGAGGGATACATGTTCCCTCCGGAGCTGTGTGAGAAGGTGCGTGGCCGCCCAGTCTTCCGTGGCGACTATATCTTCTGACGACGAAATGGCTGCGGGGGCTTCCGTTTGATCGCAATGTATTCGTATTGCATCGACCGGAGCTTCCGCTGCACCAAGAATATTTTGCCCTTGTCGCTCAGTTCCATTGCCGCCCTTGCGACCTGTTGAGCATACTTCGCCAGTTCTGGCTTGCTGCGGTCTTCGCGATCCTTCGCTATGAAACCCGTGTAGTAGACATACGCGTCATATGGCTGCGATGTCGCGACGAATTCGTTGATGTCCTGCTTGGCATCTATTTCCGTTATCATGCTGGCTCCTTACGTGTTGATAGTATCGTCCGGATTGTCTCGGTCTTAACGGACAATTCGTTTTTCAAATGACGGATGGTGGCGTCCTGCTGGGTCATAACACCCCTACCCATGCGCAGGATGTCCATCAAATACAGGTTCTCCGGACCACTGACCTTCTCCAGTTTTTCGATAAGTTCGGTCGCACGATCCAGATAGCTTTCGAGCGGGGTTTTTACAGTTTCCAATGCTTTGCCTCATCCTTGACAATTCGTGCGGTGCTTAAAGGCATAATCAACGCAGCACATGCGGCGAAAAGGAAATACCCGAAGAAGAACACGCGCAGGGATATTGAAATCCCCACGCGCTCCGCAAAGTTTTTTAAACGTTGCCAGTCCATTTTGCGGCCTCGATTGATTGTGCCGCCAACTGTTTCAACGACACTTCGTAACTAGTCGAGAACCACACATACATCTCCTGCGCTTTTGCGCAATCAATATCGTGCTTTACTTTCTCTTTCGTTGTCATTTTCGAAGTGTCATTACCCGCAAGCAACTGGCCCAACGCGAAATAATGATCACGCTGTTCCATCAACCGTTCAAGCGCGTCAATGCGAGGGTCAGATGCTTCTTCGCGCACTGGTGGCACAGAAACGATCTGGACGGGTTCTGCGGGAGATACATTTTCACGCGCCCACTTGGGAACATACTCTTCTTTCTTTTTGGGGACATGGTTTGAGTAAATTTTGGGGGACAACTGGATTGGCTCTTTCACGAAGCCAAAACGTTCCAATGCTTCCGCGATTTCATATTCACGACCGCCAAGCATGCGGGCGATGGAATGAATGGATTTTTTTTCAACAAGGAATAACCGTTTCAATTTGTTTTCCTTGTTCTTTGACCATTCTACGATCTTGCGGGGTTTTGCCGCAGTCACTTCGCTGACGCTGTTACGGTACTTATCGATGTTCGATGATTCGTTAAACAAAGTTCTTACTCCTTGGTTTGTTGATAGAATTCGCCATTTCGACAATTTCAGAAATCGAGGGAGGGTATTTGCATTTCGCCAAGATACCCGCCCTTGGGTCCGCCAGTTTTTGGATCACCTTCTGATCGTACGTCACCAACACTTCCTCCACCAACTTCATGTACTGCGTCGGGTTCGGCAAAAGGGTCAGAGTATACGCACTCGCTATCTTGCTCGCGAGTTCCATTGGGGTCATCAACTGGCTCTGGTGTCCATTTTCCATAGTTATTCCATGCTCCATCTGGTGAAGGACGCGACATAAGTTCCGCTACTGCTTCATTGTACTCGTTCCTTTTCTTCTCTAGGCCCGTAGGTGGTTTCGAAAGTATCTTCGAAATGTACGGGACCGGATCACGAGGGTTCGCGTTAAGAGCCGCCGTGAACACTTCCAGAACGCGGCGTTGGTCACCCTTGGCCCATTTAAGGCACCGCCCAGTGAACTGACGCGCTGTGGATTCCACCAAGCCCAGCACCATCAAAGACCCAACAGCCTCGTCCCAAAACTTTGCACCATCGTTCACTACAGGCGGAGTATCGTCTTTCATTAACGAAGTTAATGTATGGTTATCTATTACAGGTTTGGGTGTCTGATAGACACCCTCCCCCGTGTCTATTGGACACCCTAGGGGGTCTGCCTGAACCCCTACATTTTTCCCATCGTTCACTTCAGGTGAATAATTGTCGATGTGCAATTGATACTGATTGGATTTGTTCCGGCCAATCTTGTCACGGCGTTCAACGGCGGTAATCAACCCCGCCTTCTCCAGCTCATCAACCGACCGCAAGATACTGCTACGCGACATACAGCAATCCGTTTCCAATCTACGTATAGAAGGGAAGCAGTCGCCTGTGTCGGCGTTAAACCGATCCGCAAGTGCGAGAAGCACGAGCTTTGACATGTATGAGATTGATTTTTGGGACCATGCCCACGAAGTGGCCTTATGCGACATTGTGTTCTCCAATAGCCTTGACTGGGAGAACACGGGCGGCTTATAAATGAGCCAGTTCCGATATTTTCCCGTTCATATCCGGAATTAGGGGTTGCCACCCCGTCCTTCCATTAAGCACCTCCGGTTCATTCCGGGGGTGCTATCTTTTTGATCCTAGGGCGGCGAATCTTTTTTGTCAACGCTTTTCCGTCAACGAACAATGTAATCGTAACTTTGTGGTAAAGTTCAGCCGCCTTCTTGCGAAGTTTGAACGCCGTATCCATCATCGTCCCGCGACTTTTAACGTCTTCGATCACCCATTCGCCAATCCTGTTATCGAAATAACGGAAGTCGGCTGTGTACGTGCAGTACAGTTGCAGATCGATATAAACCTTGAACTTCGGCTGGAGTTCCAAGTGATGGATTTCCCCCGCCTTCTGCATCAAGCCCAATTCGACATACCGGAACGCTTCGGTCTTGCTATCGAAAACGATACCATTAATCGTTCGGTCTTTCTTCGGGGATACTCGGTATCTCGGAGGCATTGGGCATCCTTGGGAAAAAGTCATCGGGGGTCAGTTCAATGCCACGCTGACGTGCGGCAACCATAAGTTCTAACTGGCGGCGATGAGGAATCAACCCACCACCACCGAAGTTTTCCTTCGGCCATGTCCAACGGTAGATCGCTTGCGGCGACAAACCCAACATCAACGATACAGCGCGAACACCACCAAGTTTGTTGATGACGCGTGTGGCAACCTTGTGTGTCATTTTGTTATTTTTCCTTTAAACTAACGCTTGACAACTATATGTTGAGTATGGTTTGATGTCAATCACAAAAGAGGAGAAAGATGATGGATCGTAGGCAATTCTTTATTGGGGTCGGGGCGGCTGTTGCTGCTCCGGCGGTGATCCGAAGAAGCCTTATCATGCCAGTCAAACAAATTATTGAACGACCAACATACAAAGAAATTCTGTACACAACGCGGAAGTGTTTGATCCCACCCTTGATTGTTCAAATGTACAATACGCAAAATAGCATGCTGGCGAATATGCAGACCAACACATGGATAGAAAATCATGGATCGTAGATCGTTTATTAGGGGCCTTGTAGCGGCTCCACTCGTTATCCGGACTCCCGGAATTCTGATGCCCGTCAAAGCCGTCCCTGAGCCGTTTGCGTACGTCAGATGCATGTGGATGGATGGCAGTGAGTCTATGAAACTAGTTTGGAGCATGCAACCAGCATCGTTTGTCGCGGCGGAACCGTGGTTCGATGATGTCGCGAGCATCATAAGTTACGAATATACCGACAAGAACCCCGAAACGAACCCATACATTTCCAATGCGGAAGTGTTCTCTTCATTTAGCCGCAAGAGTGGTAGCCCAATGTTGGTGCCCGCCCAAAGAATGGAATACAAGCCGCATAAAACGATTGAATATGAAGATTGGGAACTATTTGCTTTCAATGAAATCGACAAATTGAAAGACGAATCGATAAAAATGTCATTAGACGCAAATGGCAACAAATTAATAATAGAATCAAAATGATCCGACTTCTTGAAACGGTTGTTTCTTCATTGGTGGTCATAACGCTGGTTGTATTTATCGCAGTCACCATTGTCACATTGGTTGACTTAACGGCGAAAAAATATCCGGCATGCGAAAAGAGGGCGCAATGGACATTGTGGACAGATTGAAATCATCGCACTCACTCTTGGGCGACCCGCTTCATCGGGAAGCTTGGGAAAAAATCGAAGAGCTTCGCCATGCATTAGAGCATGCCGCTGACACGTTGTATGACGTTGGTGCATATGACGGATGGACAGCTGCACGTACCGTACTAGACGGAGAATGAAATGGGACTGATCATTAAACATTGGACCGTACACGAGCTTAAAACCGCCCGTGATATGGTGGAAAAGGGCCATACGGCACTGGAGATAGGGCGGGCCATAGGCCGCAGTAAGAGCGCGGTCATTGGTTATTTCAACCGCCAAGGTTTGAACCTTGCTCGAAAACGGGGCGGTGTTGCTGGACCAAACGCCCGAACAAAAAAAGAGAAAAAATCGCCGCCTATTGTTTCCCTTTTACCCGACGAGAAGCCGAAGTTAAAGCCGACCAAGACCTTTATGGAAATGAGTGACAAATACTGTCACGCCATATTTGGGGATGTGGATGGCGTTTATACGCAATATTGCGGATTGAACGTAATGAAAGCGGGGTGCGCGTGGTGCGAGGACCACTACAAATTGTATTACACGTACAAGAAGGAGAACACGAATGAGTACAAACAAACTAATTCGCGAAATAACAAGCTTTTTGCAAGACCACCAATGTGACGTTGTAGTTGTTAAATCAAAACGCCACGTCAAATACTACGCGGAGAAGATGGGCAACGAAAAGATGTTTGTATCGAGCGCAAGCCCAAGCGACACGCGGACAGTAAAGAACATCCAAAGCGAATTTAAACGTTGGTTACGAAACATCGAAACAGGAGCAGTACTATGAATAGCAGTGATGTGTTGAATACAGCAATCTTGACGATCCAGCAGCGCGGGAATGAGTACGGTGATATCCGCCCAAACTTCATACGGGCGGCTACGATTGCCAGTTCTTTGTTGGATAAGAAGTTTACGGCGTTCGATATTGCCGTTATTATGATGGCGGTGAAAATGGCGCGTCTGTCGCATAACCGTGACCACCAAGACAGCTGGATCGATCTTACGGCGTATACCGCCTTTGCAGCCCAGTTTGCCGCTCCGCACACATCAGATTTCGATGACGTAGTCGCCGCCACTATCGAGGCGGAATTGACCAAACAGATGAACGAAGACCCGATAAAATGACATTACCAAAATGGGAAGCCGCAATGTTGATCGTCGCATACATCGCCATGCTTTTGGCGTTGACAAACTGCACGGTCGTTGTTCGGCAGGGGAGCCAGCCTGTAGCACCAAATGCTACACAAGCTCCTCACCCATTAAAATAAAAGTTGACACACTAATTCAGTTCATCTAAAACATTGTTACATTGTTAAAAAGGGAGCAAAACAATGGCTTTGACACCAGAACAGATACGCAAACGTCGGTATTCTATCGGCGGTTCGGACATGAACATCATCATGTCGGGCAATGCGGAGAAGATTTCCAAACTGTGGAAACAGAAGCATGGGGACGCAGAATCGGAAGATTTGTCTCGCATCCTGCCTGTCCGCATGGGCTCTTTTACCGAACCTTTCAACGTCCAATGGTTCCAAGAAGAGACGGGCCGCATGGTCACCAACATGGGGGATGAACGTGTACATCCGGACATCCCATACCTGACTTGCACACTGGACGGCCTGACTGATGACGGGCAGACGGTGTTCGAAGCGAAGCATGTTTCCGCCTTCTCGAAGGACGAGGACATTGTCGAGCGGTACATGCCACAGCTGCACCACAACATGAACGTGTGCGGCGTCCGAAATTCCGTATTATCCGTATTTTACGGAACTTTGAAGTGGGAGCGGTACGATGTTTCTTACGACGATGTTTACGGTTCAATCGTGCAAGGTGCTGCGGAAAACTTCTGGGCATCGGTGCAAGGTGACTATGCACCATTCATTACGACCGCCAATGCGCCAGTCGATCCTATCCGCCGTGTGGATATGAACGGGAATAACGAATGGGCATATTTGGCTGCGGAAATCGGCGAAATGACATCATACAAGCGGGTGTACGACCAGTCTGTGGCGGCACTCAAACAGTTGGTGGAACCGGACGTGATTGAAGCGTACGGACACGGGATTACGTTGAAGCGCGACAAGCGCGGAACGTTGCGCATGAAAGGAGATAAAGAATGATTACTTTCACCGAAGATTTGGACGCACTTGCCACGGCACTTGCAGCCTTCCAATCGACATTCAAGAACCCACCGAAGAACAAAACAAACCCGTTCTTCAACAGCACATACGTTGACTTGGCGGATGCGCTCGATGTGGTTCGCAAGGGCCTTTCGGAGCATGGCCTGTCATTCATCCAGCTCACGTCCGCTGGTGAAGACCGTGTGATCCTCCACACCCGCCTGTTACATGTAACGGGTCAGTGGATCGAAGGAACGTACCCAGTCACCAAACTGGCCAAAGCGCAGGAAATGGGGTCCGCCCTGACCTACGCACGGCGGTATGCCCTGTTCGCACTGGTGGGTATCGCTGGCGAAGATGATGACGACGGTAACGTTGCCACCCACGGCGATGCCAAGCCGAACAATGCGCAGTCTGTCGCACAGAAAGCGGTAGCGAAGGCCACGGAAAAACAGATGGCGAAGATCGGCCTGACCCCCGAGGAAAGCAAGGAGCTGGCTCGTACGTTGACCGTGGAGATCGCGCAGCTGTTTAAGAAGGACTTGCTGACCAAATGGAACACGATCAACAATGACCGGAAGGACCAGTTGCTTCCATCCGACCGTGAAATCGTCAAGAAAGCATTCTTCGATCAGTTGGCATTGGTAAAATAATGCAGGAGATAACAGTCATCCGGAGGGGGTCAGCATTGATCCCCTCGTCACCAGTGGATGAAAATCTCCTGCACGATCTGCGCGAAGGGACCGCGTACACGGTTAAACTCAAACGCGACAGAAGCAGTCGGCACCACCGATTCTTCTGGGGCATTTTGAAGAAGGTCGTGGAGAACCACGAGGAATACAACAAGCCGGATCAATTGCTTTTGTGGTTGAAGATTCGGTTGGGGTATGTCGAAGAGGTTCGGTTCCACGATGACAAGATATGGTGGGTCGCGAAGTCTACGGGCTTTGCGGCAATGGACCAGACAGAATTCCGCCAGTTCTTTGACGCGTCATTGGATTTGATCGTGTCGGATGTCATTAAAGGCATGAATAAAAAAGAACTGATTGAAGAAGTCGAACAAATGCTAGGCCTCAATTTTGAAGATGTATGGAGAAAACCATGAGTTTTAAACCAAAAGAAGGTAGTTTCGTTTTGTTTAAGAACGAAAAATTAAAATCTGAAAAAACTCCGCATTACAAAGGGACAATTGTAAAAGGGGGCGTTAAACATGATCTTTTAATGTGGGATAAAGTATCAAAAAATGGTTTGCCATTTTATTCCGGATATATTGGAGATGTCGCCCAGCCTCCTAAAAGTACTGCAAAACCCGAATACGAAGCGCAGCGGCAAGAATCCAAGCCACTCGTGGACGATGAAATCCCGTGGTAAGCCGCAAAACAATATCCGCCAAGAAGAGGGTCGCGTTATTCGCGGCCCACGGCGGGGCGTGTCACATATGTGGGGGAAAAATCAATGTCGGAGAGGCTTGGCAAGTTGAACACAAAATCCCTTTTGCTATGGGCGGAGCGGACGACGAAAGCAATTGGGCTCCGGCGCACATCAAATGCCATCGCGTCAAAACGACGGAAGATGTGGGCAACATCGCTAAAGCAAAAAGGCGTGAAACGCGTCATATCGGTGCTAAAGTTTCGAAATCACCAATGCCGTTTGGGCGGCAATCAAAATTTAAACGGAAGATGGACGGTTCAATCGTATTGAGGAATGAAAAATGAAATGGAAACCATTTGAGACGGCTCCAATGGACGACACTGACATTTTAATTTGGGATGGAGAACGTGTTTCCGTGGCCTATTATGATCCAAATGCAGATGTTTGGATTGGGTTGTATTGCGAAGAAATAAATGGGCCTACATGGGAAAGTTTTGATTATTGGATGCCATTGCCGGAGCCGCCCAAATGACCGAGGAGCGAACGATGGAAGTTCTGGAGATTTATGAATTACCGGACGGGGGAGCGCGAGTTATGATAGAATGCGACCGCGAAGAATTTATCCTCTTTGCCAAAATAGGGTTCGTTCACGCCCTAAAAGAAGCATGCTTGATCGAAAAGCAATATAGTGGACCCGTAGAGGAAGACCCCAATGGCACTGATACACCGGATTGACCCATCTATGCCCGTCCTGACCCCCAAAGGGCCAGCAAACGCGCATTTCCTGTTGGACTACAGCGAAGATCACCATTTGTTCTGGGTTTGTGCTATGCGCGAAACCGGAGAAATGTGGACGTTCCCCAATTATAAAATTCGGGCGCAAGCAAATCCGACTATGGGTAGGGATAAGATTCCCGTACCGGAAAACTGGTGGGTAAAATGAACCTCATTCAGACTATCATTTGGGCTAGGGCCATCACGCCACGAGACCAAATCTTAATCCTACGTATGCTCGACACGCATGGCACAAAGCCGTTCGATGCGGATATCGCTGATCTGGCGGAAATGATGTCACTCCCGAAGTCATCGATCTACGAATGCATCAAACGGCTCAAAAGCATCGACTGGTTAGAGACGGAGCCTGTGTACCTTGATGGGACTTATCGCCGTTTGAAGAAGCGTTCCAAAACGCGCTATCGGGTCAAACTAGAGATAAAAAAAGAGGCGGACCGAAGCCCGCCTGAGTTCTAGGGAGGAAGACCTCCAACGTATGTGGGACATCGTATTCTGTCAAGCATAAGAAGCGTAGTGATCCGCAAGTTTCACATCGTATTGATTAGCTGCATAGCCCGGCCCATTATAACCCTTCGCGAAAGCTGCCCAATCGAGTCTCGCGAGGGGAACATCCAATTTTGCTGCCTTGATGAACTTGGCCATGTGGATCAGCTGGTTGCCTTCCGATTCCATCGCCTGCTGCACCATGTCTTTAACCGATTCGCATCCGACCATGACCCAGTTCATACCCATGATCTGGCCAAGACCCCACGAGACAGAACACAGGGCGGCATCTTCATCAATCTTGCATGCGCGGTCGATCTCCTCGTACACGGCATCCGAACCTTTCGGGTAGGGGAGCTGACCCCATTTTGGGTACGCGAGCTTCTCGTCAATCGCCAGCTGTTGAAGGTCCGGCTGGGCACGAAGCTCCCGATAGAAGATATGACGTTCAAAAAGGGCTTTAGGACGCCCGTCAGCGTCAAATCCCGATCCAGCGGCCTCGACAGCCGTGACGGCTTTAAAAGCCGCTAGAGGCACCTTAATTGAGTCCGCAGCCGCTTGGAAATCTTCTTCGGTGGCTTTCTTCGCGGAACCTACAAAATTCATTTCTTTTCTCCCATTGGGGGGTTGCTACTACCGAACCAGAATGACAGGACGAGCATCAATGCGCCGTCCAGCGTACCGAGGACACGCGCAATCAATTCCCGCATGCTGGCTTCGATGACATGTGTAAACAGAAAGTATTGAATGATCGCCCAGCAGACGACGATGACGTACGACATGATCGACGGGGTAAACGAATGAGTACCGACCGCCATGTCACGCGCAGATGCACGATCACTGGCAGCAATCTTCACCAGATCGATGTCCAAACTTTTCATTTGGACTTTGAAATCGTTGTCTACCTTGCGGATTGCAGCGATTTGATCGGGCGTTGCAGTAGCGAGTGCATCTCTAATGTCATCTTCTGATCCGTCACCGTGCCCCAAGAGTGCGTTGGATAGAGCCTTGACGGCCATGCCAGCAACAGGACCACCAAGAGCCGTAGCGATTGTTGGTGCAACATTTTCAATTAACTTTCCAAATATACCGAGGTCCATCACTTATCCCCCAATTTTGCTTCCAAAAGGCGAATGCGAACTTTCATGTCGTTGATATCCCTATAAATTTCGTCCCGCAGTTTATAACGGGCTTCCGCACTTAACGGGCTATCTGTAGGAATGCCCTGCGGTGTAATTAACAGGGGCATTTTGCCCTTGATGTCTTGCACGTCCATGTGAAGGCCGTTGATGCCGCTGACCAGCCAGCCTATAGCGGCAACCAATACCGGAAACATCATGCTCATGATCTTTGAAAGATCAAAGTGACCCTTGTCATCCATTGTCATTTAACCCCTAAAAGTATAATCCCGACCGCCAGCATTATACTTAACAGCAACAAAACAATAAATGTCACTACTCCAGCTTCCCGAATCGCCTCCATTTTGGCAGCGTGTTCACGCTCTTCTTCCCACTTTTTCCGTTCGATTTCTTTACGGATGTTGATCACTTCCCGCTGGACCTGATCCCATGCGGCAAGTCCATACGCCCCGATAAACAGGTTACGGGCTTTCAATGCCAGATCGTGCGCTTCGGCTTTAGCCGCGTAGCGTTCAATTGCAATCTGTTCCGCGCTTTTGTCGTTGAAGAACGTTTTATGCGGTGGCTCTGCCGCAATCTGCGTCAATCTCGCAAGGTTACCCCACAATTCAGACAGGTCAGAAGCCATGCCTTGAATTTCTTTACCAGCAGCAATGCCAGCCTGAATGCCAGCATACGCCGCCTGTGCTGCCGCGAGGATTGTTAACGGGTCCATGTTAACTCCACGAGATGATGATTTGGCCTAATCCGCCTGCCCCGCCATATGCACCACGTCCGGTTGCACCAGCAGTACCGCCAGCTCCAACGACGACAGTGCCAGATACTCCAGCAGCCACTTGTGCGGGCACATATGTGGACAGCGCATAGCCACCACTACCGCCGCCACCAGCAACGGCGGGGAATTTACCGCCAGTCGAATAATAGAATCCAGAACCACCACCGCCGGGAACGGAACCATCTCCGGAAGGGCTTGTTTGAATGGCAGGACTGACGTTGCCACCACCATTAGGGGCACCCGCACCGATACCGTAACTGGAGCCACTTATACCAGTGGTAGACGTAACGTTACCAGACGCAGTGCCGCCCGTGCCGTTAGCACCGAACGCCAGACCACCGCCATTGTAAGTCAGCGCATTCTGCCCACCCGTGCCGCCATTTGCGCTCGTTACAAACGAACCGAATGTCGTAGACGATGTCCCGCCCGTTTGCCCATATGCACCGCCAAGTTCATAACTGCCACCCCCGCCACCACCACCCCACATTTTGACCGTGAAAGTGTTGCGATAAAGCGGAACAGTGAACGATGACGTACCAACTGTTGCAAATGTCTGACTGCCATTACCCGCAGGGTCGGCACCTTGTTTGTTGTAGAAGTCCGAAAAACTAATCTGATCCGGCGAAAAATTCCCATACACAAGCGACGCTGGCTGGTACCAACGGCTGTTCTGGTAGTTGTTCATGCCATATCCGAAACCAAACGCAGTTTGAATGTCCGCGAAACTGATTGCGCCGCTAACTGGAGTTGCCATCGTTTACCTCGACTTCAAAGCAGCCACTTCGTCGGACAGTTCCTTGATTGCCTGAATAAGTAGGGGGATAATCCGATCATAGCGAACGGTCAGGTAATCTTCACCGCTCATGCTCTTGCCGTCCATCCCGATATCAAACGGGGCGGCAGTGACAGCTTCCGGCAACACGGACTGTACTTCCTGCGCGATCACACCGACTTGCACTGACGGGTCATTGTAACCCATTGCAGCGGCAATCTCGTTCTGGACATAACGAACGCCACGGATGCTCCCAAGCATATCCAGCGCACCTTCGATGGGCTGGATGTCTTTCTTCAAACGGCGATCCGAGTAGAAAGCTGTGATGTTGCCTGTAGCAAGGATTTCACCCGTTGTTCCGGATGCGGCAGTTCCGATACCGATACTGTTAAAGCGAACGGTGGTGGATGTCGTACTCAAATCCTGCGGAGAAGAATATGGGGTTACACGGTCATCAGCAAAATAGACGTTTGTTCCATTTGCCGTGATGAACGAACGCACACCCTGCGTCACAGCCACGCCAGTACTGCCGCCAGCAACGGTTTTGACGGTTACGGTAAAGCTGCCAGTCGTTTGGTTGTCAACGATCCACATGCCCCCGACAGCGGGTAGAAGGATGTTAACGTTTGCCGTCAAAGTTCCTTGCAAGTAAATGCGAAGGTTTTGGCTTTCCGTAGTAGTTACGGTAACGTTTGAACTGCTCAAAGTGTAAGTTTGAGTGCTGCCAAACGCTTTATCGATGACAGTAAAGTCGCTGTTAGCGGGCACGTTCCATGTGTCAACATAGTCGCCATTGCCCGGCAATTCCAAATTTTTGTTGGGGCTATACGTCGAAACCATGATTAAACCTTTTTCTGTGCTACACGGAGTGCTTTGACAATGTCATCATCGGGAACATTTAGAAGATGTTTAGTATGGCTGTCCACGTACTTTTTGGCGGTTTTAAAGAGTTTGTCCGCCTCCGGAATGCGACCGCCAGTAGAACGCCTGCTACGCCCCGTCTTATCAACGGCATAGCCACGTGCAGATACGTTACCCAAGTCTGGGGTCCAGATCGGGTTTGGCTTGCGCAGAACATTGAGCCTATCGAACACATGCGATTTGTTCGGGTCATACGTCGATGACGTCATGGATGGCCCAACGAAGTCCGGATCGCCGGGTTTAGGCATGATTACGGATGTGTTCGCAACACGGGTATCGTTAGCTGCACCGCCGGAACCAAACTTCTTAACGGCACCGCCAGCAGCGTGACTCTGAACAGGCGGGCTACCAGCTGCGGAACCAATTATAGCGGGAGCCGCTTGAACAAGATAATCGCCAAACGATTTATTCGCTTGAGGATTATTCTGGATCATCCCCAAGCCCTGCTTGTACGCATCGATGTTGTCGGAAGACAGTTTCCGGGCAAGGTCTTTTGCGTATGCGCCGCCAACCTTATCATCCGCCCAACGATACGCAACGGTCATAAGAGCCGCACGGTCATAAGCAAGAGCATACAGCAAGTACCGAACATCACGGACCTGTTCAAAATTAGAACCAGCACCCAATTTCTGCGAAGATTTAATAGCATTCGACAGCGCAGTTTGCGTCCGCAAATGGCGTTCAAATTCTTCAAAACGACGAGGCCCAAGCGAGTTCATAACCGCCTGTTTCGTATATTGGTTAGACAGCATTTTGTTCAATGAATTAACATCGATTGCCCCATCCGGACGCGATGCCCGAGCAATAGCTTCTTCCATCAAACCGTGCGCCACGTAGAACTTTTCGCGTGGCGACATTGCACTAATGTCATCCGCAATCTCTGACGACTTGCGAGCATTCTTCGCGCTGTCCCAAATTTTCTTGCCGTACGTAAACGCGTTTTTCGTGCGGTCAACGTTATCATTCGCCCGCAATGCTTCCGCGTAGTCCGCATTGTACAAACGGCTTTTTGGGTTTGTCAGGCTGTCCATAATCTGTTGACGTGCCTTAGCGATTTCCGCACCGACATCACCACTTGGCGTATTTTCAATTCTTGTTCTTGCCTTAGAAGCTTGGTTGAGATTGCGCTGCAATGTATCAAGGAAATCGATGTCTACGCCGTTTGGATTAACAAGTTGGTAACGCCCAACTGGGGCACCTTCCCCAAGATGCTCGATACCCGCAGGAGGCTCGACACCTTTTTTTGCGAAAAAGGATTCTGCCATTGCACGGGCATCATTAGGGTCAACAGCGGATTCTGTCGGTTGAACTATTTTGAATGGCGACTCGTAAAGGTCTGGGTCGCCTTTGCGAAGTGCGGTTTTCTCGCGCATATCCGCAATAGTTCTATCCAATGCGTCCGTAAACGTGTCGGAATTTAACCACTTATTCCATTTTGAGTCCCACGATCCCACACCGTTGCCCTCGCGTTTAGCCGTTTCATACGCAGTGTCAACACGTTGAGCCGCCAGTGACTTGGCGGTGTCTTCCATTTCGGCAGGGCTCGCTTTGGTTTTCAACAAACCTTGCGCAAAATCTTGAAGGCTGGACTGCGCATCGCCGGACCATGTAGCCAAACGGTCTTGCAAAATTTTTGCGGCTTCCGGACGGCCCTCAAACATTTTGGCGACTTCGTCATGTTTGGTAGGGTCAATCAAATTGTAAAGAGTGACAGGCTTGCCTTCTTCTTTGGCTTTGGTCCAATCCGACAACGACATTTCGCCCTTGCCTTCATTGATCCAGTTAGCAATTTTTTGGGTTTGATTCTTGCTGGCTCCAAAATAGTTCTGGACAAACTCCGGTGCAAGTTTCTCATATGCGTAGGAAGGGGTTGCCCAACTAGGTGCGACGGCTTCCCATGCTTTTCCAATGCCTTTACCCACTGGACCCAGCGCAGCACCAACGCCGCCGCCAACCAACGCGGAATTTATGATGCCCGGCTCATCGTGCTGGCTTTTAGTGCCAAATGCCTGTTCACCAGCGGCAGTACCAGCACCCCATGCAGCACCTTCTGCGCCCATGCCCAATGCTTTGGCGGCTGTAGGGCCAAGACCACGCGCTGCTGCGGCGGCTTCTACGGGAGCAGCAACTGCCAGACCGGGAGCAAGCAAACTTGTTCCGACGACGCCAGCAAGTTCCCCCGCACCCTTCGCAATAGGATGTTGTTCCTCATAAGCACGGGCTACAGCCTCGTCCTCGGCCTTTAATTGGTTATACCGCTCCGAAAAGTTTTTACCCTCCCCTGCGCCAAATGCGGCCATTGCACCACGGGTAGCGGTGCGAAGACCTGTCCATTCCCCGACTTTACCCACGCCTTCTATGGCGGCTCCGGGAATTCCTTTTGACGCAACATCGCCATCCTTGGAGATGAACTGACGCGCTTTTGGCATCAAGGATTGAACTTTTGATTCGTATTCGTCGTCAGGAGACGCGCTAGCAGCAGGCCCTGTCGAAGACCCAAAACCCGGCAACGTCGTAAATTGCGACGCTACATCGGGTTTTTTGCTTGCAGGGGCTTGTTGATCTGTTGTCGGTTTAGTTTCAAACCCGGGAAGGGCACCAAATTGCGAAGCAACATCATTGGGCATTCGACCCTCCCCAATAGCGGCCCAAATTGCCGACCTGAGCATCACCCGTCAATTGTTTGATGCGAGCATTAAACACGTCGTGGGTAATATACCCTTTGGCGAGTGCAGAAGCGAGACTTGCTCGTTCCTGCTGACCTTGTGGGTTTGTGATGTTTTGTGGCGTCAACGCTCCAAGGATGGCCCGACGTTCCGTATCATATGCGGAAGCTGGAACAGCGCGTGAAAATGCGTCTTGAACGCTTCTACCCATGCTGCCAGTCATCGAACCATATTGGTTGTAGAACGAAGCCTTATCCATTGCGAGTTGGTTAGAAACATACAGAGAAGCAAGCAATTCACGGGCCGCTTCCGGTGTGATGCTGCCAGATGGATACGACTGACGAAGTTTATCGATCATGAAGCCCGCTTCATTTCTCCAAGCAGAGTTTTGCGCGGACATGGTGGACACTTTGAACAAAAGATCGTTCATCGTAACGTCTTTGAGCATATCGGCTGTCAATTCTTTGTTGCCTGTCAATTGGGCTATATAGTTAATAGTTTTGGCCAAAGAAGTACGAACTTCCAATGCAGGGCCTGCCCCAGCAAGCGAGTCTTCACGCAGTCCAGCCAATGCTTTTGTAACGGTCGCAAGTTCCTTTTTTGCATCATATGCGCTGCTCGCCGCCTGTTGGACGGGCTCGTTCAACTTTTCAAAAGCCTGTCTGTTCGCGTTGCGCGTATCGGGGTCAAACTGGCCCTGAAGGTCACGTGCGACATATGGCTTAATGGCGGCATCCGGATCAGGAGTGCCCGCAACTTGCGGAATGGAAATTTTGGGAGCCGCTTCGGTAGGACTTGTCGGGGCTGTAGGAGCCGCACCAGAAGTCACTTGCCCGCCAGATGGGCCAGCACCACCAGCAGCACCAGCAGCACCCTGCCCATACGACACGTTTGGCTGTTCAGCCGTGGCACCGGGAACAAACTTCTGCCCCGTAACGTCGCCCGCCTGATTTTGTTCAAGAATGCGCATGCCACCCAATGGACTTGGTTGTGCGCCCTTCGTGAACGATTCCACGCCAGCCTTCTTAACTTCGGCCTGACCTTTTGCCTGTTCGAGCGTCTGTTTGTTCGCTTCCATAAGGGTCTTGGAATACGTGTCCGCAGCTGCCGCCAGACCCACACCAAACTTCCCGGGGGTACCAGCAAGTTTCGCAAACGCATTGAAGGCGGCAAGACGCTGATTGTCGGTCATGGAAATGCCGAGCATGCCAGACAACCCTTCTTTTGTTGGCGTCTGAGTAATTCCCGCAGGCATTTGTGGTTGTGTTTTCTGTTGCGCGCCCGCAGCTGGCGCAATCCTATTGGAAGTTGCGCTACCATCATTGGGCCCAGCAGCACCCGCTTCCACGGTCGCAATGGTTTTACCCAGAATATCACGGATTTTCGGATCGGTCACATCAATTGGGTCGTTAGGAGACACGCCCAATTTTTTGGCCACCTGTGCGATATACCCGCCTGTATCGTTGTTGTCGGATGCTGGTGCCCATTTGCTAATAATGCCAGCGGGCGTTGTAATGCCCTGCTTCTGATAGTTCTGCAAAAGCCCGTGCATAGCCGCTTCGCCATGCTCCGGTGTTTCAAACCGAGCAAAACGACCGTCTGTGCCCGCATAACCGGGCTGAGAACGTGCAAATCCGGAATCGATAATGTTCCCGGGATTGTTGTTCTTCGCGGCGCGAGAATTCGGATTAAGGCCTTCGAAGATGTTGCTTTTTGCCACGCCTGTCGTTGCGCTTTCTTCCGGTGCTACAGCAGCGACGCCCGCACCTTTACCCACGACATTGCTTTGATCGTTAGTATCATCCGGACCAGCGTGGTGTTCGCGACCAATCACGCCGCCACGAGCAGCCTGTTCGGGCAAGTAATCTTGCGATGCGATAGATGCCAAAGTGGGATCGCCGCCGCTTTCGCCGGACCCAACAACGTTTTCCGCACCTTCTTGAAGGGATTTTTTAGTTGGCATTCCAATGTAATTTACAACACCGCCGCCAGACCCATAATGATGATTATGGATACGTCCGCCAGCAGCATTATTGCCCCCGCCTCCTCCACCTTCTGCACCGGAACCACCAGAATCGTTCGAAACGGGTGTGTTTGTTTTATCGGTTGTTCCACCGCCCAATTGGACTTGCGTAATTGCTTCCGGTGTAGCATGCGCATGCGTGTACAAATCATACGCACTTTGAAGGTCCGCAAGAGATGCATTGCCGCTTGTTGCCAAAGTTGTGTAATTGCTTCGAGCCAATGCAGGATTATGCAATGCGGGGCCATTTGCATCAATCGGTGTGCCGCTAGGTGCGCCTCCGGTAACCCCAGTAGATGTTTTTGGGGTTGGGACAACGCCAGCATTCGGCAACGACTGGGTAAAGTGCTGTTGAGACGCTTTTAAGGCGGAAAACGAGTCGGAAGAATGCGGAGAGTCGGCAGTAATGCTTGTATCCGGATGAGCCGTTGCCGCGCCCCCTACATCATAATGATGCGGATGAATGCGTCCGCCGAATGCTTCAGGTTTCATTTCTAACATGAATGGGCCCATTTGAGATGGGTCCGAAACAATATTGGGATTCACCCCAACCTTGGTGTCCGTTGGCGTAGTTTTAGAAGCATCGTCAGGTTTGCCCATCATGGACTTAACGCTTTTTACGGCACTTGCCAGATTGGAATACATATCCGCATTCGGGTTTTTAGCCTGTGGGGCTTGCGGCATATGTGGATTCGCCATTGCATTTTGTGCATTGGGCAAATAAGAAGTAGCCGTCATTCCGGCAATGGGACTTACTCCCAACAAACCTTGTTGCTGTTGAACGTCACCGCCCGCCGCAAAATGCCCACGATGTTCCGCATTTTTTGTTGCTTCGTCATAGTTAACGGTTTTGTACCCTTGCGACTGTCCAACGGCAGAAGGATGTTTGTGTTCAACTTCTTGCGCAATCAACCCGATTTGTGTGGTTGGATCGCCTTTATAGTTGTATTTATAAATATTTTGTCCGTCGAATGTTTTACCGACAGGGTGAATGTTTTCTTTTACGCGCTCATCGGAAAACAACCCTAAAAGGCCAGCACCAGCCGCGCCAATGCCTTCACCAATACCCCCGGCAGCAGCACCAATGCCACTTCCAATGCTGCCCAAGAAACTTCCAAAACCGCCAGCACCAGCAGCACCAGCAGCACCGCTTCCGCCGAACAAACTGCCAAGGGAGCCAAGCGCACCCAAGCCACCAATGATTTGGTTAGCAGCTCCCGGTTGCGCAGGAGTGGATGTGGTTGTGCCGCCAGACCCAGATGCGACACCGGATATAAGGCCACCTTCAAACTGTGCCTGTTGGTACGGGTACGCAATTTGGTTTAAATAATTCTGGTAAGCGGTAGACAGTTCCGCCTGGCTCTGCTGCTGTTGCGCACCACCAATTCCATATTGGGCTTGCGCCTGTTGCAATGCTGCATTTTGGCCCATAGTACCCAAATTGCCAAGCAAATTAGCCCCGGATTGAGCTAGCTGACCACTGCCCAACTGAGCCTGTATGCCTTGTTGGTTCATTTGGTTGAACTGACCCAAGGCGGAATTGTAACCCGTATTGGCAACGTTCGCGAGAGTCGCGTTGTTTGCAAGGTTTTGTTGACGAGCCAATTCAGACTGCGCAATACCGGAGCGATCCCCGCCATACGCGCCTTTGGCAATAGCGTTACCCAACACTTGCTGCTGCTGCTGCGCGTTGGTTTCGTTAATGTTCGCGACAGTCGATCCCATGACATTCTGCAAGAATGGGGACATGTACTGGCTTACTGACTGGTTATTAAACTGCTGCAACCCAATTGGTTGGGTTCCCTGCTGTACAAGGTCAGTAGCGGCATTGGCATACGGCTGGTAATAACCCGCTAGCGATGCAATGTTTTGCCCCGCAGCCACTTGATTTGGCGTTTGTGGCGCGACAGTAAGCGGAACCATATCCGACGCAGTTTCGGCTTTACCAGCGGTATATGGCTGGTATGGAGCCGTAAACAACGGTTGAGAGTTGCTCAATAGCTGTTTATACGCTGCCGCTACTTCGGGCGGCGGGCTATACGTCGATGTAGATGAACCGCTGCTGCCACCCATTATACCACTCCAGCACTTTCTTTATTGTAAACAAAGTAGTTCCCAGCGCGATCAAACTGACGCTCATACAACCGGGATTTCGCCTCCGTCCGGATATTGGACATGATGCCCATAACCAATGGAAGTTTCATTTCTTTCGCGCACTTCTTGGCAAATGCAAGCAAGCATTTTGCGCGTGTTGACCGACGGAATTCCGGATGCACAAACGTAAACAAATCAAACAGGTACCACTGATCCGAAAACCAAAACTTGTCCAGTTTAACGCCAATGATGCCTTCGATACCGCTTTCCCCCACGATAACGCCAAGCAACCCGCCATTTTTGTTCATGATATCGCGCACGAACTCAAGCACAATCTCGCGATCAGGAGGGAACACGAACCCCTCATCACGACCCTCAAGCAAAACGTCAGTTATTTCTTCCGCCATGTGTGGTTGGGCAAGCTGAACGTCGTATTCCATTAAAAATGACTCCTTTTAGTCTTTCCGAGGGCCGGGGAGATTCTGCAACGTTTTAGCGGTATGCGCACGAACATATTTGACGAAGTTATCAAGATATTCATGCCCTGCATTCATATCACCTTTTCCCAATTGTGTAACGGTTTCCGGATGCACAACATATTCGCCGCCAGCAGCAATGATGGGTACAGGTTTGCTGCCTGAACTCATGGAACGCCCACCAGTAGCACGGGCAGGCGTATTTGTGGTAGTGCCGCCCATTGAAGGGGCAGACGGAAACTTAGGGCTAGCCCGAAAATCTGGGGTTTTTGTTGCGTAAGGCGAAGAGTGGAACATGTTATCCAAAATCTTCGATCCAGCCAGCGTATTGCCTTCACCCAGACCCGACACAATGTCAGCAGGAAGGACATACGAACCTTCAAGCACGTTCATTGGGATGTGGTCGGTGCGACCGCCAACAGCCATGTTGATGATGCCGCTATGGCATGGGGTGGCTTTTTCCTTGGCAACCTTGTCGGCACGGTGAATTGCACCGCCAGCAGCGTTACCAGTCGGGATAATGTTACCCTGAGCATCACGAGGAACTTCCATACCAGCAGGCTGACCAGCAGAACCAAACTCGGGAGGACGTGCAGGAGGCAACGGAGCCTGTTTCGGCTGCGCCTGTGGCGTTGGCTGGCCCACGTTAGCCGGACGAACGGGAGGCATAGGAGCGTTGGTCTGCGGCTTCTGCACATTGTTCTGACCGGAGAAATCCCCCTGAAAGAACTTTTGCGCAAAAGTCGTTGGCTGAGGAATCGGAACAGCAGAAATGTAACCGCCGCCGGGTTGAGCCCCGACAGACATCCCGTTAGGAAGAGAACGACCCAATTGGACCATGCTGCCGTCGCCACGATCCATGTAGTACATATTCGGGCTTTGTGGGGTCTGCGGCTGAGTCTGGGCAGGAGTAGACACGCGACCGCTTGTAGTCGGCGTAGACTGCCTCAACGGGCCCGTAGGCATTTTACGAATGTGGTCCACTTCATTCTGCATGGCAGAAGCGGTGTTGGCAGGAGTAATGCCAGATGCCGTCACGGTCGGCTGATACAAACCAGTAGCAGGATCGCCCCATGTGTCCGAGCGAGTGCCGTTACCAGACGTATCGGATGTCTGCTGTTTGCCACTTGGCTGGGGCCGAGTGGGGGATTTCGACGGGCTATTCGTCTGCAACACGTGCGTCAGAAAGTCTTGTAGCCGCATCAGGTAATTTGTATCGTCCGCCATCACTCAAACTCCGGTTTACATGTTTTGTTTATACTACAGGTTTCGTAATTGCCCAAGACACTTACGAGTACGTTATTGCTACGGTTTGACCAGTCCCGGTCGTTACGACAATACCTTTTGTAAACACCATGTTTGTTGGGTATAAGCCGGATGTATTGGGGATAACCGCCTGTATGTTGGTTGCCGCCACTAAGTTTGTGGCATTGGTGTCGTAGATCGACCCGGGAGTCGATCCGGGGGCGATGACGCTTAACGTTACAATGCGGCCACCACCGTTTTTAACAACGGTAGTCGTCCCCGCAAGGAGAGTGTTTGTTGTATTGCTGTTACCACTCAATTGAATGTTGGACTGCGTAAAACTGTTAAACGCAGTAACAATGTTCTTGGCGGTTGTAAAAATGTCATCAAGGTTTGCTATTATCGCCTCCCATCAAGTGCAAATCTATACCGAATATTACCAAGCCTCCACCAAGACCCTAGATCATTGGAGGATACTTTGATGGCAACCTGTCGGCCCCGGAAACGAGTATTGATATATTCTGACGCCTGCGTGACGGTATACGGACCATAAACGGTTGGGGTATCACCCGGGTAGTTCGTTACGTATAACGTAATCTGGATGCTCGCGGATTGCGTTTGATTGTAGTAACCCCATTTCATGTCCGGAATGAAGTAGTCCACAAACGTAAAATCTTCCCCTTGGGAAAGAGACGCGTAACCCGTAGTGAACGTCGAATTCATGGCCACGCCAGCGGCGTCAGGCGATGTTTCGTGCTGGTACAGGTATCGATCCGATCCAGCCCCAATAGGCGGGCCAAGAACCGACTGATCCACCCACGCCGTTCGCGACAACGTTCCGTAGTCCCAAACTTGATCCTGCGTGTTGTATTTGACGTAGGAGTCAATTTCACCGCCGCCAGACAACGATGGGTAGTACCACGCAATTTCGTTAAACTGCGCATTAGCGGCGGCGCGAATTTTGTACACGTTGTTCAAGTCAAGATTCTGGTACAACGCATCCCATACGGTACACTGGATAGCCGTTATACCGTTGCTGGACATCATGAAGAACTGCTTCTGCGACATCCAAAATACGTTTGGACCCAACGATGCGACCGCCTTTTGAGCAATCAAACCGCAGCCGGATGAAATTTTCGTAAACCCGTACACCAGCGGCGGCTGGATATATTGCATGGACCAAACGTCCAAGTCAGTCCAAATAAGCCCCTGTTGCGGTGCTTGCATGGCCCCAACGATGCGGGAACCTGTCGGAATACGATATGAACCCGCTTGGTTCTGCGAAGTGGCATTCCAAACGGTATAGTCCGATACATCGCACCAACGAACGAGCAATGGGTCTTGAACGCCTGTAAACGTCGATCCGTAAGCAACGATTTGGCGTTCCGGCATCGCAACAAACATGCCCGCATTGACGGGTGGTGCAGTTGGAATGATCGTGGCGTTCAACAACCCGCTTTCGGGCGACCAATTGTAAATAGGGCCGTTTAGAGGGCATGCAATTAGGTTCTGGCCCCAGTTATCCAGCGTCCAGTCCAATTGGGTTATTGGCGTTCCTGTGTGGGTTACAGGAGGGTTCCCCGTCCCGTAGCCGCCAGCCCCGTAGCCTTGGATGCCATACCCAACGCCGGGAAGAGCGGGGCCCTGACCAATGTAGTACACATAGTGCGCATTCCCGCCATTCATCGACCCGGATGCGGTCGAAGATGCTTGATGGAATACGTTGATGGTAAATGTGTCCGCTGTTGGAACGGATTGAACGGTATACTCCCCGAAGATCGTTGTCCCGCCCACAGTCGTGGATACGAGAAACGTAGCACGGTCATTAACTTGATATCCATGATTGACTAACGTGACAGTCACGATTGGAGATGCAATGGTCGTGTTAAAAACGGGTACGGCCCCACCAGTCGTAACTGTGGACGTTGCGTAAGCTGTCGCCAATATTTCATACGCATTTGCCCCACCGGACGCGTAAACTTGGTACAGCCCCTTTAGAATAAGCCCGCCAACAGCAATCGGGGTCTGGATATAAACGGTATCATAGACACTGGCGTTACGGCCCGTATCGTGAATGGTGACGACATTTGAGCCGGATGTTGTATCAACACTAACCGCGACGTTTACGGTCTGCGTCTGCGGCGTAATTTCTTGATAGTTCCCGCTTGTCAGGTAAGCGAGATTGCCCGTCATACCAATGCCCAAATACAGGTTGGTATTCAAATCTTCCCACGAGTTTAAGCACCGGACGGTCGAAGGCATTTGACCCGCGAAGTATTTCGTCCAGCCACCTAGTTTTTCCGGCAGTCCATACCGAAAACGAATTAGATTACTAGACGAAATGGCAGCAGTGTTCAGCGTTGGTGTAAACTCAACGTTGACGCCCGGCTTAATTTTGATTTCGCTAAACCCCATTTGTTACCTCGAAGGAGTTGCGATAACGGTGGGCGACATAGAAGACCAAGCAGAAGACTGGAACTTCTTACGGAATTCTTCGACGGTTGCGGATTTAAGGAGTGTTTCGTACTGGTTTTCCCACGACTGCGCCATTTGCGGGGTATCCGCTTGGGAGCCGTAGTTGCGCATCCAGCCGGAAGCCGACACCATTGCCCCTGCCAAATATAAGTCGGGCAGATACGTAGACAGATAGTTGGATGCGTTGGTAGCGGACAACGGTATAGCGCGTTGGGTGCCAACGACTTCCACGGGGTAAGCCTGATCCGGAACCGGGCCAAGCGAAATGGTCCAGTTGTCCACCATCGCGAAATACTGCGGCAGGGCCTGAATGGTCGCGTTCCCATAGACCGTATCGAGGAATTCTTTCGTAACGGGCGTCAAAGCGTTCTTCGTGCCAGTCGAGACAGTAGCCGACACGGGGGTAATGACGTTTAGCTGCTGGATTACAACGAAGGCGTTTGGAGCCGAATAGGTTCTAGAGCCCGCCGTTAGAACGGTTGTAGCGTCAGACGTAACGGTGTTTAGAAGGTCAAGATCGCGCTGGATACGCAATTCCGTGTAGTCGATGAAGTTAGGCAGCATCGCCACGAAATTGGGGTCCGTCAACGAAACAGCCATTTCGTTCGCCAAAGAAGATACGAATGTGGTATATGTTAACGACATGGCGGTACTTTCGGTTAAGTTCTTTAATTTAACCTATTTTAAAGGCTGGCGGTAGTGCCGTATTGATAGGATTTCGTTGCGCGTAAATCTTGGCGGCAAGCAAATCTTTGTACGTTTGCACTTGATCCGCCCCGATTGTTGCAATGACCCATTGCTCCATGATAAATGGGTCCACTTGATCGAACGGAATGAAGTCTTGCGATGTGGGTGGGTCAAACACCGATACACCCGACATAGACGCAATCAACGGGCCATCTTGCGCAGTCAACGACCAGTTAACCGAAAGAATGACATTCGGAAGATTCTCAAAATCCGGGGCAGATTTGATGTTCGAAAATCCCCAAATGTAATCGATAGCCATTGGTCACCCCTTACTTGTCGGCTTTCCCGTCAAGTTTGTCAAAAATCTTTTCCAACATGGCCTTGATTTCTTTCATGCTCTCGGAGAATTCATCCTTGCGAACATAATAGATAGGAAGACTGATCTCCAGCGTATGAATGTCTTTCCGGAGTTCCTTGACGGCGTCCCACAGTTGGCGGCAGAACCAGCCAATAACGGCTAGTACGGCCCCGCCAACCATATCAATGACATGTTGCCAATCCATAGGGCACCTATTATGCGGGAGTGTCAGAAGGGGGAGTGAATTCTTCTTCCACCGCTTTGGCACCTACTTCCACCGCCTGTGCGGCAGCAGCAATCTGTGACTCGGCATGGAATTTGATTTTGTGGATCAAATCCGCAACTTCCGCGTATGGCTTTGATGCCAATGCGGAAAGGATCGAATTGATTTCGTCAACTGTGTGTTCAAGATTGATAGGGTTTTTCATTTGTTCCTCTTATTCATATTGGATGTTGATTGAACCAGCGTCAAAAGTGTCTGTGCCGCCAACGGTAGTAATGACAACACGGTCAAGTGTCCCAGAAAGGTTGGGACAACCCCCACCACCAGCAAATGTATAAAATGTAGATAGATAATCTCCAACTGTATGCGACGATACCCATGTATTGCTGTTTAGAAGCGTAAAAACCATATGGCCATAAATGACATTTCCCGCATTTCCTCCATACACAACTATA